GTGGTGGTGGTGGTGGTGGTGGTGGTGGTGGTGGTGAATACTGGTGGTGGTGAATCGCCCAAAGAAGCCAAAGAAGCCAAAGAAGCCAAAAAATCCAAAAAATCCATATCCTGCTAAGCAGGAGAAATACTCTTATATATATTTATAATGGATGTAATAAATATAGTATTAATAGCACTAGCAGTAGGGATTTTTTGGCCTCGCTATTTAGCTGTTAGCTGTTAGCTAATGACCGTTCATCTGATTTTTCTTGCATTGTCGGCGGGTTTGCTGTATTCACGCGCACGTTCCTCTATATACGCAGATTCAAGGGGCGCGTGAGGATTCGGCCAGTAATTAATCACAATCAGTTAGCTCTTAACTGTTGCACACAGTAGCTAACCTGTTATAATGACCATTCACACACAAACGGAGTTACAAAAAATGCTCATCCGAGATTTAGAAGCTGTTGCCCTATGTATGCCCCGCGCCAACGTGCGCGACTGTCTCAATGGTGTACTGTTCGCCAAGAATGGCGATATTGTCTGTACTGATGGCCAACGGTGCCACGTTGTCCAGACAGGGGAGAGCCGCGAAGCCGCGTTCATTTTGGGCTACGCTGATGTTAAGCGCGTCATCCAAGCGGCCTCAGCAGCACAGCGCAGGCAGGGAGCTACATTCTTCGCGGATTTAGCTGCTGGAGTGGTACAGGTCGGAGCGGCTACGTCTGACATTTTATGCAAACCGATTAACGCTGAATATGTCGATTACGTCGATTTTTTCCCCAAGGCCAACGAACAGCCTCAAGCGTTCGACTCGGTAGGGTTAACCCTGCATGGGGAATACATGCACCACGTCACTAAAGGGCTGGCACTCCATACGGGGGCTAAGGAAGCGGCTAGTGTGCCTCTACATTTCTACCGCAACCGGAGCCGTGATTTTATGATACTGCTGCAAGAGGATTTCCGCGCTGTCGTGGTGGTGCAACGCATTCTATAAGGGTTTCATTTAGTTAACTAAAACAGTGTAAATAGGTTGCATCTATTAGCTAACCTGTTTATACTGACCGCATACACACACAAACAAACAAACAAAGAGTTAATAAAATGAATGCCTACACCACCGTCCGCACAGTCCGCAAGTTATTAGCCGCTCAGTTAATCGCTAAGAAGTACGCACGGCGCGTATTGTTGCGCGTAGCTGCATGGCTTAAGAGCCGCACCCTTCCACGCGGTGGGTGGTTTGCTGCTGCTGAAATTGGTTACGTTGCGGACCGCTGCGCGGTTCGCGCGGTGGCCTCAATCAGCGTGGAGGCTGTTACAGCCGTTCTACTAATTGGTGCTAATGTTTATAAATAGGTTGCATCTATTAGCTAACCTGTTTATAATGACCGCATACACAAACAACGGAGTTAAACAAAATCATGAACCACCCACCGTAAATAGATAACAAGTAAGCAAATAAAAGCTTGCACTTAGTGGCTAACCTGTTATAATAGACACATACACAAACAACGGAGTTACAAAAAATGATCCCCATCCACCATGCAACACGCAACACGCAACACGCACCCAGCGAAACGCGCAGCCGACAGAAGCACGGAGGTAGCCGACAGAAAAACGGGTAGCCAACGGAGGCCACCAACGCCCCGCCAGAAAACGCACCCCTAGGCCAATGCCAGAAAGCCAAAAAAGCCTAGCAACCCCTTAAACCCACTTAACCCAATTTTAGAGCTTATTAAATTTGTTAACTTTTAGGCTACCGTCAGGTACAAGCTTATCTCGTTATTTATTTTATTTTATTTTATTTTATTTTATTTTATTTTAGTGGTTTGCCTTGGCTGGACAAGCTAACCTACCCTCCGTAAGCAGAAGAACTTTTTGAGATCCGTGTCACCGAGTACCAAACCGGCGGCGCACTAAACTGGAATGAACAATATGAGAGCTAAACAGTACACCAAGCGACCTGCATATCTGCGCCTTAACTCAATCCGTAGCTTAATGCTGGTGGGCTTGATGGCTAGTAGCCTACTGCTCAACGCATCTACACCTGAGAAGGCGTATCAGGCCAACTGGTGCGATGGGCAGACGGAGTATCGGCTGCTTGACGCAACACGGGTGGATTGCTTGACCGACAAGCGAGCTATAGAGTTTGATTTTGATAGCAAATGGGCAGAGTCCATGACGCAAGCCCTTCATTACGCCCGTATAACTAATAAGCGAGCAGCGGTGGTACTGATTGAGCGGTCTAACTCGTATATGAAGCACTTCCACCAACTAAAGCGGGTCATCGACTACAGCAATTTAGCGGTAGATTTGTGCTTAATCAGTAAGACTGGCCGTTATCTACTCGGTACTGCCCGTTCAGGGTGGTGCGTACACCGAACACTGGAGCCTAAACAGCGAGCTAACTGTGTTAGCTGCCACCAAGAGATCGGAACTAAGATAGCTATACCATAAAGTCTCTAACACCTAAGCCATCTATACTACTTTAGTTGAGGTACTAAATTTATTACACTTAATAAATACTATACCAGCAGGAAAAAGGTATTCTAGGATTTATTAAGTTTAATTAGTTCTTGACAGAGAGGCCGGTATTCCGTAAGCTTGATCGGGAAGGCAGGAAGCCATCAACTCCTTAAGACGTGTGTGAATTTAACCCCAGCAGTTGCTCCCAACTTCTGGGGTTTCTTTTTGCCTGTTATAAACTGATTCCGCCTATAACCTGCGCTGACTGCGCCCCGTGGTCACGGGCTTCTCCGGTGCTGTAGACCCGTTCGAGCGAGCGACCACTGATAAGGTACAGTAGGATATATTGCACCATGTAGCGGGTAGCATCGGCACCGTGGTTCCAGTGCGCCCGACGAGGGTGTGTATTCCATGTGTTCGCTGTGTCGTTCCACTCTTTCGTATACTTCAACATGCAATCGCTGATATAGCTACACTTCTTATCCAGATGTACGAAGGGCATAAATGCGCGGACGTTCTCTATGCCGTTCAGCAGGCCACTTTTGGGTAGGATGGTGGTCTGAGTAAGCCCTCTGCTGTTCAAGATGTCCTCACGGCTCATACGCTCCTCTGATGAGATGTCCTTGACAGCCGCATCATGGGGTAAGCCCACACGCGCAACTTGCCATCCCCTCCGTTCGACGATCTGGTGAAGGACATAATCGGCGTAGAATCCAATGAACTCCCCTGAGTTGTAATACTCCCCGATGATCCGCACACTGGGTACCCCGTCTAGCCCCTCAAAATATTGGAAGAACAGCAGCACTGTTAGATCATTCACGCCGATGTCGGCCACCATGTGTACTGGTAAGGCAGGGTCATATAGATCTTCTACTACGCGGTCAAGCCGCACCACATACTCAAGGTACCTCCGCGCCCAATAAGTGCCGTCTTTCGCTGCTGCAAAGGCTTCCTCTGGTGTTGCTGGGTACTCTTGGTGGATGTCGCCTTCCAACTCCCTGTGCTGGGAGACCCAGAAGTATTTTTGGTGCAGGCTTAGGTTAATGCCGTGCTTGGCCTTGAGCATGTCGAAGTAGTCCAGAGCCTTCTGGTCAATAGGCTGCTTGATGGTCTCAAGGCAATCTGGGTCGGTATGCCAAGGTAAGAAAACCGGCATAAAATCTTTTCCAGACAGTTCTTGAGCTGTCGCTTGCAGGCTGACTGCTGTATCCCACATAGTCTTGAAATCGTTGGCACCTTCGGCGGTTGACTCAATGGCACCGATATTACCGGCTTTCAGGGTTTGCAGGGTGCCGGTCTTGGTCTCTCTGGCTCTCCGAGGGTTGTCATTGGCAATCTTGCCGAATTCGGAGATGTGGAGGCGTTGCAAGGTGGCCGACCGGAAGCTGGTACGAATGAAGATGGAGGAGTTGTTTGTATAGCTACGCTCTGTGGTGTTTTTTGTCTGTACTCGTAGGTCAAGGAAGCTTAAGATTGCAGGGTCGAGGGTATCCCACAAGGTTTGCACCCTATCCAGCAGTGTAGCGGCCTCTGCCTTACCTTGAGCCATAAGGCCGCACTTAAGATTAGATCTAGTGAGGGCATCATCGTTGAATGAGACCAAGAAGTAAGTGGAGATCCCTTGTTGGCGGCTCTTTAAGATGATTAGCCGCCAATGCTGGAGGAGATACGAATGAACTACAAACTGCGCTCTGTTCATCTTGAACTCCACCAGATCGCCATACTTATTAACCACTGAGTACAGGTTATTCATTCGCCAGAGCTTTGACGGTAGGTACTTCTCTATAAGCTCACCCTCTGTGCGTGGTTTGCTGTTAAGAAGCTCCCATAGATCGGATCGGTTGTTGAATAGTTGTAGGAATTCTTCCTCTCCTATGGCTGGCATTAAGTAACTACCGCCGTTAGCAGGAATGTAGAGAAGCTTACCCATGAGCAGGTTAACAAGACCAAGTTAACCCCTGTCAACCAAGGCCACAGCCCACCAACCGGCATAAAGTGTACGAGAGCTGCGCCCAAACCCCCTGTAGCAACTGTAGCTCCTAGCCACAAAATAACACTTACGCTAAGTTCCACTTTAATCTCCTAAGAATGCTTCGAATTTGGATGCTTGAGCCACATCGGTACTGGCCGCTTTGCCGTTAAAAGATAGCTGTAGTTTAGCTAGGATTTCAGCCGCTATCAGGCAGTCATCAATGGGGGTGCTTGTGGTGACGTTATCATGTACACGCTGCACCAGCCGTAAGGCTGCCAGCTCTAAAGCGGCTGGAAGGCCACCACCTGTGTCTACTTCTTCCACCAGTTCACCAGACAAGGCTGTTTCTAGGTTGAACCCTGTAGTTATATCACCCGCTACGTTAGCGGTAGTTGCTTCGGTCAATAACCGCGCTGTTTCGAGTACCGTCAGACCTGTGTAAGAGTGTAGCTCCCCATCAGCAGCAGCAGCGGCGGCTTGCTTGCCTATCTTTAGTGCGTAGGCATAAGCGGTGCCGGTCATGGTAGCAGCTTCTCTGGGTGTTTTGCCTGTGGTTATGAGGGCGATTAGTTTTAAGCGAGTGTCTTCATTTTCTGCTGGCATCTGCCTGTTCCTTTTCTTTCAGCAAGTGCAGCCCTTGTAGCACATAGAAGCTGAAAGATCGCCCACTGGCAGCGGCTTGTGCCTGTAGAGCTTCGATCAATTCGTGATCTGTTCGTTTCTTCGCAGAGAAGCTGTAAGTTTTAGCTGCCATGATCCCGCCTAAAAAGGCTAGTTTATTATTTTTATTGCCTATTTGTCAAGGTACGGGTATCATGGAGGTTTTTACCGCTGCTAGGAGTTACTTGTGGGTATAAAAGAAGGTCAAGAAGGTCAAGAAGGTCAAGAAGGCCAAGAAGGTCAAGAGAATACCGACAAGGCTGCTACCCCCTCGTTTCAGGAGGAAGTAGTAGGGATTGTCAAGCGTATGGTGGTGGATGAAGGTGGGGTAGCGCGTGTCCCTAGCGATATTAAGATGTCGGCGGAAGTGGCGTACACTGTCGGGGTGGAGAAGCGGCAACGCGATACGCAGTCAGCCTTCTTAAAGCAAGCGCAAGAGTTGGCCTCGTTGCGTGCAGAGCGTGAAGGTCTACGACAGCAGGTTATGGAGGCCAACCCCTCGCAGCTTACCGAGGGGCAACAGTCTGAACTTGACGATTTGAAAATGGAAGACCCCGATGCTTGGCGTAACAAGATTAACAAGCTTGAAGAGGCCAACAAAGCGGATGTGCAAGCCAAGCTGGACAAGCTTACAGACAGCGCACAAGCGGCTACTTCTGGTGACGTGCGGCAAGAGCTATACAAGCAGTTTCAAGCCGATACGGGTATGGCGTTGACTGACGATATTGTTGATAATGACTTGCCAGCGGCTTATAAGGCCGGTCTTGAGAGTGGTAAGTTGAGTTTCGAACAGTTTCTTACCAAGGCAGCCGAATTTCTAGGCCGCAACGCGACTGTACGCCAACCCACCGACGCGGCCAAGCAACCTAACTTAGGCGCGGCGGCTGGTTCACACGATCCAAGTGCCGTAGCCCAAGTATTAGACTCCGATGCAACCTACGAAACTGAGATTTACTAATTACTTAGTTAAAGTGTTTGGCTACCCGTGAGCTAAAACACCAGACCCAACGCCTGATAAGTATTGCGACCCGCGATACCATCGGCTTGCAAACCGTGATTGCCTTGCCATTCGCGCAAGGCTGAATCGGTGTCTGTGCCAAAGTCACCGTCTGGCACCAGATCCAACACCTGCTGAAGCTTTTTGACCCATTCACCTTTGGAACCCAGCTTCACGGTTTCATAATCCACCGACGGAATCACGCCACCAGCCATATCCAACGCCGCCTTACGCACCTCTTCCACTCGTCGCCCCCAACCTGCACCAAACGTGTTCCAAGTACGCAGATGGTGCAAAAAAGCCAAGCGTTCATCGCAGACCGAATCACACACATGCGCCGATTCCGCTGCTGCCACTTGCGCCAAGGTTTTTGCACCTATGATACCGTCACGTTTGGCACCCACTGCGCCTTGTAACCACTTGGCACTGCGATATGACCCCGAATTTACTGCGCCATCAAAGACCACATAATCCACTCCTGCTGGCAGCTCATCGCAGTGGCATTTGTCCCAATAGCCCTCACGGTAGATTTGTTCTAGCTGTGCATCGCTGATGTTACGCAGATCATTTTTGCTTTGATTTTGTCCAAAATGCCGCCGAAAGGTGGTTAATGTCACCCCCTTCATGGTGGCACCGCCGGGATCTTTGGGGTGATCCGCCCAACCGCCTTCATGAACCAAAACGTGTTTTAGTGCTTCTTTGAAATTGTTTCCCATACTCATCCCTTACTTTATTAACTGCTGGTACCTACGCTGCCATAGTATGTTAAAGTGTGCGTGTTTGGTAGATTGTTGTTATATCTTAATTATTGGAGTTATATGGTATGCAGTATTTGGTTGATCGGTTAAGTGAGTTTTCCACTTGGCGGGGTTTGGCTTTGCTTGGGGCGGCTGTCGGTATTGTGGTCAGTCCAGCGGATCTGATGGCTTATTATAGTGTGTTCGTTGCTTTGGTTGGCGCATATAACGCTGTGACTAAGGGCTAATGCGGGTAGAGCTGCTACATAGCACCCCTTTGTGGGTGTGCGCCCGTGCCATACGCAAGTGTTGGGCTTCGGAAGGGCGTTCAGATGCAGGTGGAGATAAAGATAAAGAGCTTATCGACCGTGTAGGCAACAAACACAAACATGCCTCAACATTGGAACACTTGGTGTATACCTTCGAGATTGAAGGTATTGCCCGTGCCGTACTCCAAGAGTTAGCTAGACATAGGTTAAGTTCTTTTAGTGTTAAGTCTACGCGGTATACTCTCAAAGAGCTTAAAGAGGCTGATAGCATTACCTCCACCGTTGAAGCTAGTAGGTACTGCGTTATGACGGGTGCGCCTTTGGTGGACAAGGCGACAACTATGGCGTTAGCGGCTACGCAAGAGGCACTACGGGCAGGGGTCAAGAATGACCAAGCAAAGTTTAGTTTACCTGAGTCATACCGCACTTCTTTAGTTTGGACAATCAATGCGAGAGCGTTACAGAATTTCTTGCAACTTCGCATGGCTCGCTCCGCTCTGTGGGCAATCCAAGATTTAGCTCTCGCTATCTATGATGCTTTGCCCGAAGACCACAAATACTTATTCAAAGAGCAACTACCCCAAGAGTAGTATGCTATAATCCGTGTATAGCATGTGTATTCCGCTTGTCGCTACAACATGCAAGTAGCCCCTTAGACTGATTTTTAGTTGCTCTACTTGCGTATTCAGCAACGAGAAAAGTAAGCCGTGGTGCTGTAAATGACCCAATCAACTTATTTAGGATGCACATTATGGCTACCGCTGCCTTAGCATTGAACTCCGCCCTTATCCGCAAAAAGTGGATGCGTGAAGGCTTACTCCAAGCCGCCTCACAAAGTTTTTTCTCCCCCTTTACCGGCAGCAGCCGTAAAAGTATCGTCTACCAATCAACCAACACTTCGGCTAAAGAAGGCCATACGGTGACGTTTGATTACAGTGGCAACTTGTCTGGTCGCGCTCGCAAGAACAAAGAAACTGCCTACGGCACTGGTGAGACCAAGAAACAGTTCAGTGAAACTCTGACTGTTGATCGCTATCGCCTTGTGGCTGGTAACGGTGACGCTTTTGACGGTGTTGAAATTGGTAATCTTGAGCTTACCCAGCACAGCGACTCCCGTGCAAAACTGGGTGATCGTTTCGTTCGCTTCAAAGATCAAAGCTTGTTCGATGCAGGCCAAGGCACTTTGGCTGTCGGCGGTGCTGTTAAGGCTCCGACCCATGTTATTGACCTAGGTACTGTGTTTGACTTTGGTACCTTGATCAATATCGAGAAGACCCTTAAGACTTCTCAAGGCTATATTGGCGGTATGCGCCGTCCTCCTGATCCCTACATGACTAAAGACGGTCGCCCCGTCTGGTTGTTCATTGCTGATGCGGCCATGTTAGCCAAACTGCGCCAAGACACTGCTGGGTGGCAGACTGTTGTCAGTCAAGCTGATGTTCGGGGTGCCAGTAACCGCTTGTTGCAAGGTGTTGTTGGCCGTGTTGGTAACTTGCTGATTATGGAAGCTCCTAGCTTCTTCGGTGATACCGATGGTTCGGTGGCTGGTTGGGGTATGCAGGCTTCCGATGTTGAGATCTCTGGTCTGCGCCAATATTCAGGTGCCAGTGCAGCTACCGCCCTCTGGTCTGGTCAAGCTGGGTTTGACCCAGCAGCAGGTAGCTTGCATTCTCGTGGCATGATCTTGGGTGCCGGTGCATTACAATTAGCTATGGGAAAACAGCCTGATTACAAGTTCCAAGCGTCTGACGATTTTGGGATTACTTCCGAGTCGGCTGTTGAGTTTTGGATGGGTACCCAGAAGTCTAATATGACTGCGGAACAAGGCGACTACAAACAGGCTAAGCTTGGTGGAGTCGATTATGGTTGTATCGCAGTTGATTTGCAGATCAACTAATTGATGACCAGCCCTTCGGGGCTGGTTGGAGAGTTTTATGGCTATTCATAATTTGTCACGCATGGACAACAACAACAAGAAACGGGAGTCCGCGTTTGCGGTCTATCGTGTTGATCTGTCTGAGCGCACGTACGCTACTGGTGATGTCCTACAAGTCGGCGTACTCCCTGCTGCTGCTTTGGTGCTGAGTTCTGCTTATTCGGTATCAGTAGCTACTATCGCGGGTGCTTCTGTTGCAGCTAACATCGTAGCTGCAACAGGGACTCGCTCACTAGGCGGCGGAAAGGCATTAAGCTTGCTTAGTACGCAGACCCTGACTACCGCTATCCCGCCTTTAGGTGCTGAGGCGGTGGTGGAACTTACGCTGAGTTTTACTGGCGCGGTGCCTGTTGTTGGTGTCTTTGAGGTCTTCGTTGAATTTATTGAGCCAAACTTAGCTTCTGGTTCTTTGTCTAACTATGTGGAGTAATAGCTGATGGCTATTCTTAACTTGTCCCGTAAGGGGGACAACCAAGCCCAACGGCCTGTTGTGGCTTCGATGTTTTCCGTTGACATGGCGTTAACGCCTGTTGTGACTGGTGATACGTTGGTGCTTGGCACTTTGCCTGCTGGTTGTGTTATTCAATCGGTAGTTGTGGTGCCTTCCGTACCGTCTGATGCGACGACAGCTACCGCCATGTTACGTTTAGCGGGTGTAGCTACTACTGCTGCTAATGTCACTATGCCTAGTGTACAAGCCATCGCAGTACCCGCGACAGCTCAAGCCCGTAGCACTGTCACGGTGGTATCTCTTGGGATGACAATTACAGGTGTACAGACCGTTGGCGCGTTTGATGTCATCGTAACTTATGCTGATGTTGCGCGGCGTTTGGGTACTTACACTAATGAAGTGAAATAATCATGGCACGAGTTCAGGAGATTTTAACCAACGTCCGCTATCGTCTTAACGACACAGCAGTAGGCAACCAGCGGTGGGATGATGTATACCTGCTACGGCTTCTGAACTCTGGTTTGCGGGATCTTGTTCGTAGATCCCGTGTACTTACAGACACGGCTATAATTCCCTTAGTTGATAATCAATCCAGCTATGTTCTACCTATCAATTTAATTGAATTGACCGCTGTTATTTATCGGGATAAAGAGCTACCTTTGGTCAGTTCCAGACAGCTAGAGGCTACCAAAGGTAAAGCTTGGCGTACCCGAACCACAGCAGCAAAACTCACTAACGCTGTATACGATAAAGTAAATTCACGCAATTTGCGGGTGTACCCTGTACCGACTACAGTGCTTACCACAGGGACATACCAGTTAACGCCTACCGCGAATGGCGTTGACGTAGCTTTGATAGGTGCTGCTAACCCCGCACAACTGTATGGTGTAATAAGCGGTGTTACCGTGGCAGGTTCCGATGTGGGTACGCCTTACGGTGTATTCACTGGTGGTACTGTCTTGAGCGAAGTGCTTGTACTTGTCTATGAACGGTTCGCCGCTTTGGTGACTGACTTGCTTGGTGATCCTGAAACTCCTGAAACGGCTGACCAAGCTTTAGAATACTATATCGTTGGTCATGCCTTACGGTCTGACACAAACCAAGAGAACCGTGCGTTCGGTGCCGAAGAGCTTAAGTTGTACTTCGGTGAGGTTAACGCCCTCCGAGTTATTGAGTCGCACGGCACAGTTGGTAGTGACCACCAGCCTGTCAGGTATAGTGGTATGGGTTTGTGAAACTGACGAAGTTTGACCGAGGGCTGCACCAACGATTAGCCGCCCACTTGGTGCCAGAAGGTTACGGGGTTGCCGCGACCAATACTGATTATGAAAGCGGCGTGTTACAGCCGCTAGCCAGTAAGCTTTTGGAGTCAGTAGCCCCCGCTGACTTCGCTTACTTCTCGACAACTTTAGCTGCTTGGCGGTTTACGCCCGTGGTTAATGACTATGTAGAGGGTGACAAGAAGTTAATTTATACTGACCGCACCACAGGGTTGCGGGTGACTGATGGCACTTACGATATACCCGTTGGCGTTCAGCCTATGGTCGGTAAAGCTTCTGTAGCCGTGGTGGATATTGGTGTTGAGGGGCATCGAACAGATGTCATCGACCAATCGGATTACTCCTTGACATCATCAGAGATTACAACATTAGCTAAGACTGTTGCAGGTATCACGATACTAGCTGATTCGTTAGCAGCTGGTTTCAGCAGTCTTGACTATGCCGCCGTCCCTGTTAGGTACAGTTCTGTGCTAGGTGTTGATTTTCCTGTTCGCGGTACGCCTATGTACCGGTCGCTGGCTGTCACTAGCCTGTTGGTGCGGTCAGTGACCACATATTTCCAGATTGGGTTTGATCCACGGGTGTTCTATAATTTTGACCCTGCTAACCCCACTACTACGTTTGCTGATGCGATAGAGTTGTACCGGAAGTTCAACGGGGAGTGGTACCTACTGACTACATTGGTAGACCCTGCCAATGCTGCCACTTCGGGGTACGGGGACACTACTTACGATCTACCAAACACGGGTCGGCTACCTTCGGTGTTACCTAGGGGGACGGGTTTTGCTGGTGACATCAAGTATTACATTACTGCCTATGATCCGACCTCTGGTTTTGAGTCTACGCCTACTGAGATAGCCGCTGTACAGCTCACACGCACGGATGAGCTAGTGACCGCTACTGTAGGGTTCCCAGCGCGACAGGTAACAGCTACATTTAAGCGGGAGCAGGGGGTGATACTGTCTGCCATCCCTACCAGTGCAACACCTAAAAAGCGGCTGTACCGGTTAGGTGGTAGTCTGACCGTGCCTACTTTGGTAGCTGAACTCGACGCGGGGCATACAGTTTACGCAGATTATGCTGCTGATGATGCTGTCGAAGGGTCTCTGCTGGATACGCTGAACACCTTACCGCAAGTTGATCTAAAGTACCTCACTGAATCCAACGCTATTCTGTTTGCGGCTCTAGGGTCTAAGGTTTACTACTCTAAGATAGCTGCTTGGCATATATGGCCTAGCAGCTACTTCTTAGAGTTCACACAGGCTGTCACAGGTCTTGCGGCTGTGTCGGGCGGCTTGTTGGTGTTTACGGAACACTCCACACATTTAGTTACCGGTACGAGTCACAGTACGTTCGCCACACGCCAACTTTGTTCTGATGTAGGTTGCTTATCACACGAAAGCGTACAGGTTGTGAGTGGCGAAGCGGTGTGGCTGGCACATGGGGGTCTTTTCACCTCCTCCGGTACCAGCCCTAAGACGCTCACCCGTAAATTGCTGGGTAGGCTGGTGTTAGATGTCAAAGATTCGGCTCTGGTTGACCGCAAATACTACCTGTTAGATACGGCTGGAAGGATCTTAGTTGTGGATTTTGTATTCGATGTTGTGCAACATATCCGTGATGGGGTGCTAGTGTCGCTGGCTACGCGGGGGGCTGACCTATATGCCGTAGCTAATACTAACTTATACAAAATGTTCAGCGGCACTACGAAGCTTTCGTTAGAGTTCCTACCAGCTACCGTAGCGTCGAGTGGGCTTAGTCAGGCTAAAGTCTTCAACCGCCTTAAAGTTGTGTACACAGGCAGTTTATCGTTTCTTGTTTCGCTGGATACGGGTGCCTTACCTACGGTGACATTGACTACGACCAAAAGATTTGGTACAGATTACATTCAGGTGCCAGCGGGTCTTACCCGTAGCTCTAGTATTACTATGCTCATTAAAGGTACAGGCACGTTGTACGAATTGGACATTGAGGAGGCTTCGGCTAATGTCTAAGGCACTGCTTATTCCTAATGACCTTTCGGATGAAGAGAGCTTACGGGCTTTCTTGGTTCTACTTGCTGACCACTTGGCTGTAATAGCGCAGGAGTTGGCAGACACTAACGAAAAATTGACTAACTTGCAGGCCACTCTATGATCTTTCAAATAGCTACTTCGGTAGCCAATGCGGTTGCAGATGCTTTCGAGGCATCCATTGGTACAGGTGTGACACTGGAGTTTTGGGCTGGTGCAATGCCTATCGACACTATGGCTAGCCCTACGGGTTCGTTGCTGGGTTCGGCGGCTTTGGATGCAGATTGGATGTCACCTGCCACCACACGGGCGAAGACTATTTTAGGGGCTTGGTCAGTTATTACCGTGGCCGCTGGTGACATCTCCTATTTTAGGCTGACTGTGGCCGGTGTGTGCAAAGCGCAAGGTGATGTGACGGTTACAGGTGGGGGTGGGGCTTTAACAGTTGCCGCCCTTGCCGTTGTGCTTGACCAAGCCATTACGGTGACTTCGGCATCCCTCGTAGCAGGGAACGCATAAGGTGGCACTCACAGGTTGGGCGGCTCACGCTATATTCAATGTACCTGCTACAGCCTACCCCGCTGACGGCGCACCCTTTCCGTGGGTGTTCCGCTTGGTTGGTGACGTTGACCTACAAGCCAATGCTTCGGCTAACGGCGGCGACATTCGGATGTCTTTAGCTGATGGCACGGCCTTGGCCTACGATATTGTGCTGTTTGACGCGGTTGTAGGTGATGTAACGGTTGTGGCTTTGCTGCCTCCCAGTGATGGGGTGACAGCTCTTGAAGTACATTTAGACGTGGGGAATGCCACCGCTGTCACCACTCAAAACCCTGCTGCTGTTCACCCTACAAGTACCGTACTGGCTCATTGTGCGGGAGATCCTGCTGTCGTGGGTGCTGTTGACTCTGGTGTGACTGCGACCGCGCCTACAATAGTCGGTACCCTTGTCCCAGCGCGAACGCTGTCTCCTATGGGTACCGGCTTTTTTGATGACGGGGCAGGTAATGAGGTGGATTGTAGTCGCGCTTTTGATGCTTACGGCTGGACAGTAAGTTACTGGGTGGCGGACTCCGGTGCCGGTGCGTCCGTGAACTGTTGTGGTATCGGTGGCGGCGCGGAGGATATTCTGCGCTGTGATGAGGATGGCACCATCCCAGAGATCGCGGGTAAGCATGATTGGTTGGCTTCTGGTGGTTGGGCGTTCCCTATCACTCCGACCGGCTGGCACCGCCGCACGATAACCTATGATGATGCTACCGCCACCATGTCGGTATATGAGGATGGTGTCCTCGTAGGTACCGATGTCGGAGGCAACATACCGGCGGGTGTTGCAGGTACTTACATCCACTTTGGCGCACGGCATCTAAGCGCAGGTGCGTTTGTGTGGGATCTAGCAGAGTTAGAGCTAAAAACCGATATTAATACGGCTGCACGGGAGCTGGCTTTTTACACCAACCAAGCCACCCCTACAGCGGGGTTTGTGGGGTGGGCGGCCAATACCATTACGTCTGCCCTTACAGGCACCTTTCAGCTTGACCCGCTGGCTTTCACTGGTTTAGCTACTGTAGCCACTTACACTGTGACCCAAGCATTCAACCTAATGGATAACAGCCCGATCCCTGATGGGGTGCTGGTCACTGCGTACTTGGCTTCGTCTTTCGGTTCAAACTTAGTTTTTGCTGGCTCCGCCCTTACGCTAGGTGGCCAAGCGGCTGTCACAGTCAATACGGCACTGCCTGTTATCTTGATAGTTGACTATTACAACGTCAACATGGGTGGCCAAGTGGCCTTGACCAATCCTACAGTACCGGCGGTGGCTTAATGGCTGTTTGGGCGCGGTTACTCACAGAACCCGTTGTTAGTTGGCTTGCAGAGCAGGCACCTACAGCGGGTACCCTGCTTACGTTAGGTAGTGCTACTGTGGGTGTTGCACCTACAGAACTGGCATTGAACGCCTTAGTGGGGACTCTGGTACAGGCCGCCAATGTGACTACAGCCACCGGTACTGTAGGTTACGATGTCGGCATCTCATTGAACCCAGCAAGTGCCGTTGTTGCGGTCGCTGCGTTCACCTCAAGCATAGGTGCTGGTGCTGATATTGGTTTTGGCTTCGCTTCGGTTGTAGCGCAAGCTACCACGATCAATTACGATATGGCGGACATTGTGGCAATCACTGGCACCTCCACTAACCTTGTCGGAGCAGAGTCTTTTATCGTGGCCGGTACGCGCTTGGCACAGGCTGTTGGCCTTGTGACCGGCGTAGGTGTAGCCTTAGCGGTTGATAGTGGTGTCACGGCTTTGTATGGAGCTGGTAGTGTGACCGGCGCGGGTGCCGCTGTCGCTGTCGGTGTGGGGATAACCTATACTGTGCCGCTGACCTCGGTCACGAGTGTTGGGAACTCCCTCATTACAGATAACGGCTATGGGCTGGCTGCGAGTTCGGCGGTTGTAAAGCTTCCTGCCTATCCGATGACTATTGGGGCTGGTGCTGTTACTGTGGTACAATCCAGTTCGGCTGTGGTGCAGCCAGCAGAACTTACCCTACAGGTTTTGGGGGGTTTGGCACCAATAGCGGGATCAGCCACTTTGAGCGGTTCTGCCTTGTCGTACAGCAGTTCTGTAACTTTCGGGGCTGCTCCCGTAACCGCTACGGGGCTGGCCACCAACGTAGTTGCCGCCACTGATACGCTAGTCCCGCTAGGGTTAGGTACCGTCAGTGCAACAGGTGTATCGGTTGGGGTACTTACAGCTTACGATGTACAGACTAGCATATCGTCGGTGCAGACACAAGCTAGCCGTTTAACTTACGATGCTGGCTACGGTATTAGCCCCTATAGTGGCACAGTCATAGGGCGCGGTAAGAGTTACGCCGCTACCGGCGCAGGGTTTAGTGTAAACGAGCATATACAGTTTAATGCCGCGCTCATAACTGAACTTACGGCTGAATTCACTTCAATATTAACTGAGTAATCGTTATGTCAGACACACCAGAAGCACCCCGACATGTTCGGACGGCACCTAAGCGCACTGTAGCCAAAGCAACCCCGACAAAATCGGTCGGTGCGGCTGTTTACATCAATGTTTCCGACAAAAGCCCCGAAGATCGCGCAAGCCGCGCACGGGTGCGAGTTGATAACCTTGAGCGCAAGATCGAACGCCTCACTAACCGCCCGTTCGCAGGTCACAGCGCACAAGCTAAAATTGATGCCCAAGCCTCACTGAATGCGTGGCGTAAAGTTTTAGCTACTGCTGAATTCGAGATCAACTACACTGACGGGGAGGCAAGCTAATGGCTTGGCAGATACATTCCAAATGGATTGAAAACCAGCTCAACGCGACAACCGCGCTTGATCTTGACGGAGCCGGTGGCGCGTCTACTATCCATATCGGGTTTGTTACGGACTCCGTTATTAACCCCGACACGATTAACCTTTACAGTCAGTTAACCCCCGTAGCCACAGGTACCGCTTGGACGGGTACAGCAGCTTTAGTTAATATGACTTGTGGCCTTGATGCGAGCAGTAATGTTGTATTCGACGCGGACGACCCAGCCCCGATTCCCAAAGATGCAGCGGGTGGCTTTGCTAATGCAAGAGCGGCTGTGATCTTTGATGTCACCAGTGGTGCTGTATTGGCTACGGCCATTGAGCCGGTTATGTTTGGTAATGTAGCGGGTACTTTGACAGCAAGCTTTGATGTTGCTGGCATTCTCTCCTTCATTATCTAAGGTATGCTATGAACTACGCTGGCTTTGACTTCAATACATCGACCATATTAACGCACACACTACCGCACTCGAACGCGGTAGACACGCTATCAGTCTTAGTTACGGCTGGTCAAGTGCAGGTGCAAGTCTCTTGGGATAGCGTAGTTTTTCATGTTGTTGGTAATTTTGTGTCCGGTGATAACCGCCTTATACGCGGGATGTTCGGAATCAAAAAAATTCAGTTGGTTGCTATAAGCTCCACTACGGGGCATGTAGCAGGTAGCTACACAACATAAGGTTGTCAGTATGATTCTCGAACTAGCTTTAGCTGCCTACTCCGCCTATTCCGCTAATCAAGCTTCTAATGCTGCTGATAAGCAGCAGGCCAAAGCAGATGCGCTTGCAGCAGATACGCTTGCTTTCTCCCGCGAGCAGCTAGCACAGTGGGAACAGAATTATGGGAGTATTGAGCGTAACCTGTCTGCGTACTACAAAGGCTTAGATGTTGGTGAGTACACCGCCAAATCCTTGCAGCAGTTTGAGCAGGAGAAGAATCGCTCCCTTACGGCCATGCGTGAGCAACTAGCTCAACGCGGCTTAGAGTCTAGTGGTTTGGCTGTCGATCTTGAGTTCCAGACAGCCTTACAATCAGCTTCGCAGAGAGCTTCGATTCGACAGGACGCACCCGCCAAGATTGCAGAACAACAACAAGGCTTTATGACGGTAGGCCTATCGCGTGACCCGTCGAAAAATGTGCAAAGTACATTGACTACGCAAGCCGCTGATGCGGGGACGCTAGCTTCCCAGTATAATAGAACAGCCGGTAAAGCACAGGCCAGTGCTGTAGAGGCGTTTGGTAAAGTGATTGACTCTACAGACGCTTCGAAAGCTCTTGACGGACTACTAGGAGTAGGTTAAATGACTAACCCTTACATCGGAGCCGGTGCAGCAGCAGGGGCTAATGCAAGCCTAGACCGATTTACTCCCGAAGGTAAAGCAAACTCCGCGCTGGCTAGACAAAAAGCCAGTGCTGCTAAGTTGCTTACCTACCAAAACGAGCAGGCGTTGGCGCAGAAGCAGTCACCAGCCGGTGAAGCTTACGATGCAAAGGCGTTCAAGCTGATGCAAGCTGCACAGAGCCAGCTAATGCAGAATGCCGCGCAGAATATAGCAGTCACAGCTATAGGTAACTTCAAGAATACGCACAACCCAGAGTACCTGAACCGCATGAAGGCGGATCTAACTAGTTTAAATGGGGGTATTGGCTACGAGGGTATCCAGCGGTTCGAGCCGTTGACGGAGGCGGACCGGGAGGTCATCAGTAGCAGCGGTTACGATCCTGACAAAGCTTTGTACGCCCCTAACGCTGCTTTTGATATGGTGCGAGTGGTACGAACAGGTGGCGAAGTCGCCGCCATGCCTACCGCTACGATGTTTGGGATGCACGGGTATCAAAGCCAGTTAAGAACGCAGAAGGTAGCTGAGGCTGCTGCGAACCAAGAGGCTATTACCAATTTAGGCGCACAAGGAGAGCGTGATGCGGCGGCGGTAGCCAAGGAAGCTGCTGAGTATGGTACCCCTGAATACAACACGGCTTACGTTGAAGAGCGCAAGCGACAAGCAGCCGAAGCTGCTGCTGCTAAGGTACAGGCCGATAGCGCGAAGTTTGCGCAAGAGCTTGTCAAGCAGAGAGTTGTGAATGCAGGTAAGACCCCACCACCAGACAGATCACGCGAAGCTAGAGTAGAGCGGGTGCGCGTGAACCTCAACAAACTATCCTTAGAGAAGTTTGGTGTTCCTATCGAAGAGGCAGATTTCAATGATCCTGCTGTCAAGAAGGCGTTAAGCAGTAAGGTGATAGTCTATATCGCGGAAGGAAGCCAAAAGCTGGGTGACGCTGAACTAAAAGTGTCACGCCGCATCCAGAATATCGTATCTCTTACAGATATAGCTAAGGGTTTGAACAAACAGTCCACGGGTATGATTGACTCTATGTTCGTTACAGCTTCCCACTACATAACAGAAAGCACTACCGACCAAACAAAAGCAGTAGCTGCTTTTGGTGCTATGCGTACCGCTCTGGCGCATGCCTTGTTTGGGGCAAGTCAAACAAGCTCTGAAATGAAGTCTTTTCGGGATGTGATGGGCGATACAAACCTGAAACTGGGTACCCTGCTAAACCATATGATAGTGCAGTTGGGGAATACACGGGATGAGATTGCGGGGATGAAGCAAGGTGGAGATGGGATACGCAACAATTTCTATTTTGGTAACATCGAGGCACGAATAAGTAAAACTATAGAAGGGTTACAGGCGCGTATAGACACGGTTAACTATATGGAGGCTAACACCCACGCTACCAATGCTGAGGTACTACAGCACTTTAAGGATAAGAAAGACGCTGAGGCAATGCAAGCTAAAGGCGATACAGGAACCAGCCAGCCTTCCGTGCCTCCCATACCTCCTGAGATGAAGGCAAAATTAGACGCTATTTTCAGAGACCGTAAGATCCCATGAAAACCGACATCGAAACGCTGAAAGATTCGTTCTGGCTAGGCTACGATATGTACCAAGACTCTCGTAGGGAGATGTCCGAAGTTACCGATATGTATCACAATCGCCAGTGGTCAGCAGAGCATTTGGCCTTGTTAGAACGCCGTGGGCAGCCGAAGGAGACGTTCAACGTAATCAAGATGTTTGCACGTCTACTTGTGGGTTACTACTCCACTGTGGCCAACCACATCCAAGCCACCCCAAGGCAAGATTCGGACATTACAGCAGCCTCCGTAGCTTCTGATCTGTTGGCATACATCTTCAATCAGAATAACATGGATATTGAAGGCGATAAAATCAAGCTATCCGCTATTCTTACCGGCTTGATGTGTTCGTACACACAGCCTGTCAAGACAGGTGAGACTGATCAGTTTGGCCGCCCAATCTACGACATTGAAATTAGCTATGTACCACCCACTGAAATTGTAATTGACCCGCTGAGTACCCAAGAAGATTACAGTGATGCACGGTTTATGCACCGCTTTAAGTGGATGCCACGAGAGGCGGTAGATACAACCTTCGGTGCAGGATCAGCCGACAAGTTGGAGACCCATTACAATCACCTTAATATCGACGAAGCGGAGTTTGAGTATCAGCATGTAGGCGGGTTTCAAGGCCGTTACCGCGTGTTCGATAACTACTTAGTTGTGCATACGGTTATTACCGATGATGCCGGTAAACGATGGTCTATTTTTTGGTCTGGTGACGTTGAACTGCAACGTGACGAGATAACGTACCGCGATATGAAGTGGAACTACCGTGTGGTCAAGCTGCATACAAGTGACCGCGTAGAGCATTATGGTATTTTTCGGGAGGTTGTGGAGACCCAGAAAGCCATCAATCAAGCCCTCATTAAGCTGCAACTTATCGTAAACACGCAGAAAGTGATGGTGCAGGACGGGTCGGTTGACAACTTAGCTGCCTTTGAGGATGCGTTTAACCGCGTATCAGGTGTTATCCCTGTTCGCAAGTTGGCTGGGATTAAGGTAGAGAACTTATCGCGTGATGTGCTTGACCAGTACGTTATTATTGACCGCGCCTTAGACCGCATCAAGCAGGTACTTAGTATCAGTGATGCGTTCTTAGGTAAAGCTTACGCAGCAGACAGTGGCCGAAAAGTTAAGTTGCAGCAGAACTCCACGATTATGGCACTGCGTTATCTGACCACTCGCATAGAGTTGTTCTACAAACTACTTGGTTCTGATGTACTGGCACTGATTAAGCAGTATTACACAGCTAACCGCGTTGTGTCTATTGTAGACGAGATTACCGGCGCACGGTTCATTGAGCTGAACAAGCCGATGATGCAGTGGTCAGGTCAGATGGACGCAGCCGGTGAACCGATCCACGAACCGATCATGGACTTAGCTACCAATCCTGCTGATGGTGAGCCAGAACTTACCGAAGATGGGTCTTTGATTTACGCCCCTGTTAACGAAGCAGGCTCCGACCTCGCTTTATCGACTCTCGATATAGTGATTACTAGCATAGCTTCACATGATGATGATGAGCGGTCGCAACTACTGCTAGAAACTATGATGTCAGGTGCTATAGGGCAGATGACCGCTCAAGTTAACCCGACAGGCTTTTTCGAGATGGCGGCGTTGTTACTTAAGACAACCAAGACCAAGTACAGCCCAGAACTAGCTGATATACTACAAAGGACTGCTGCCTCATTGGGTGGCAATCCAGAGGCGGCGCAGCAAGCGCAGAGTGCAGGTGCAGGTTTGTCTAACCAATCAAGCCAACAAAGTAAAAGCCTAAAATTACCTGCTAATACGAATGAGGGTTTGTGATGGACGAGACTACGCTCCAAGCAATAATGAGCGAAACAGGTGCTAGTCGGGAGCAGGTGATGGCGTACCAGCAGTCCCGACAAGCGCCTGCTCCTGCTGCTCCTGCTGCTCCTGCTTCTCAAGCTCTGGACGAGACTACGCTCCAAGCAATAATGAGTGAAACAGGTGCTAGTCGGGAGCAGGTGATGGCGTACCAGCAGTCCCGACAACCTGCTCCTGCTGCTCCTGCTGCTCCTGCTGCTCCTGCTGCTCCTGCTGCTCCTGCTGCTCCTGCTGCTCCTATGGCTTCTGCTGCTCCTGTAGCTCCTGCTGCTCCTATGGCTTCTGCTGCTCCTGTAGCTCCTATGGCTTCTGCTGCTCCTGTAGCTCCTGTAGCTCCTATGGCTTCTGACCCTCAAGCTCCTGTAGCTCCTATGGCTTCTGACCCTCAAACTCCTGACCCTAGGATCGCGGCTTTAGACGCAGAAGCTAGGCAGCTACACTCTGATGGACTGTCGTTCGGCGCGATTGCGGAGTACCAGAAGCCAGCCGGTGGTGTGGATTACAGTCAGATAACTGAGGCTGATCTAGCCCGTCCAGACCCCGCCCTTGCCAATACCGAATTCGATAACCCTGATTTACCTTTTTGGCCGCCTACCGATGCGTTTGCCTTGTTAATGGCTAATAAGAGCATGTTGCGTGATACCGTAGTGCTGCAACGAGCTAAAGCTCTGGGTGTTGACCCACGGACTACCGCCGGTGTTAACGCGGTATACTATACGGAGTCCATGCGGGATGCAGGTGCGGGTGCAAGTGCGCGGATTGCAGAGTTAGAAGTTACTCGCAACTATGAAAGCATGTATGAGGATGTAGGTTCCCTTATGAGCGGCGACCTAGCCAGATTGGTAGCTGACAGGACTGTTGCTAATAAAGAGTATGTTGCAGGGGTACTGGCTAAAGAGGGGTTGCCAATCAAGATTGTGGACGGTGAGTATGTACTCACTGACCCTGAATTTCCTGATCGGAAGGTAACACCTGATATGTGGGACGATATAGCAGCAAACCCAGCAGGGCTAGCCCTTGCAGCGGTTAGTGGTGGTGGGGTCTACCGTTACCTCTTGAAGAAAGGCTTTCAGCTAACCGCTGCAACTATGGGTGCTTACGGCACAGCCGCCGTAGGCGCAGCAGCAGGTTCGCAAATTGATTATGCTATCGCGTTAAAAGATACCCAAGAGGAAGTTAGCCTTAAACTAGCTGTTGACAAAGCCGGTGGTGCAGCTATGTACAGCATTGTTGGCGGTGTTCTAGGTGCGGCGACTGTTAAAGGGTTAATCGGGGCGGGGTCATATACTGCTGACAGTTTTAGGTTTCTTGCTAAGGCTGTTCGGACTATGCAGCTTGACAAGGCTACTCAAGCTATAGCTGCCTTGTACCCCGATATTACACCCGCTAAGAGGGCGGAGATTGTCCACGCTATCGAGACGCAGTTAGGTATCCCACTACGCGGTAATCAGCGAGAGAAAGAGCTTGTCGCTATGACCATGACGCAGAGGGGTGGGATCACTACCATGCGACATTCGGAGACGTACAGCACAGGTACCGTTGACAACTTCGCGCACCTCGCTATCCAACGAGGGAAACAAGTAACAGCCCTAGCTGAATCTCTGGATGGTAAGGTTACAGGTACGGCTGTCAGTGATGCACTAGAGGCGTACAAAGTTCAAGTGGGCGCGTACTTCGAGACGACCAAACAAGGTGGGGCTAAATTAGCTCCGTCTACCTACACATTTAACCCAAGCCAGTTAGCTACATCGGCATTTACGCAGGCTTCCAGCCCATCTTTAGCTGATTGGGTCTTGCCTTCAGCCTTTACGCATATGGCACATACAGGTGACAAGCTAAAACTGTCAGGTACAGCCCGTGGTCAGATCCGTGCGATCAGCCAATTGCTTAATAGTATACCTAAAGAAAATAACAGCTTTGGTGGGCTGCTACACTTAAGGCAAAAAATAAATGCAGAGACGTTTACCGATGCAGGCGGCACTACACGCACAGGTGCCGATCTGAAAAATGTTATTACGGCGATTGATGAAGAGATTGCCTCGGTAATCAAAGCCAACCCACACATGGCCGATTGGGGTGTCCAGTGGCAGCGAGCCTTAGATGTTTATGGTGAACAAGCTGCTCTGGTCGCTACCGCTGTAGGGCAGACGCTAAAGAAGGGTAATCTCTCCGAAGATGCAGCCGCGAAGCTGCTTCTTGACAATGCGGAGAATGTGAACAGCGTGTACCGGCGTGTGGTGTCCTCAATGACCCCAAAACGTGCCGCGCATGTCGAGATGTCGATGATAAATAGTGCTGTTAAACGCGCCACCACGTCTGATGGGGCAATCAACTTCGCAGAGCTTCGAGCTGCTTTGAGCTTTAGCCCCCGATCTGTGCAGGGTACTAAGTTTAAATACATGGTCGAGCAATTCGACGATCTAGTGAAGTCAGACCACACTATGGGGCAGTTTAAAGGTGTTACGAAGTCCCAAAGTGACGGGGATAGAACGCTAGCGACCTCCCTGCCTGGCTGGTTCAAGCGCAAAGCCCTTTCGTTTATGCTATCCACCGCATCCACCTTCCAGTCCGGTTCAGATATTAACCACAAACTGGTTGCACGGGTATTCGCCCGTTTGATGAAAGACCCACTGAACGCTGATTTGTCAAAGACCTTGACCAAGCAGCTCTCTAGCCACCCTGATATATTGCAAACGGTTCGAGAGGTGCAGCGGGTGACAGCGCAGCAGGCAGCAAACAAACAACACGCGAATAGCCCTACGTTTAGTTTTGCTTCAAATGGTACCGGTACACGCCTAAACCTTGCAGTCACTAAAGATGGTAAGGGTTTCGTTGTGGTGGACACACCCGCGAATCGGCGCAGTAATACCCGTGAAATGTTCCCTGCTTCGCAGGTACTCACAGAAGATAAGTTTGCTGTTCGCTTCGGCGTACCTAAGCTCAGAGCTGAATACCTTGACCCTATCACCCGCAAAGTCTTGATCAAAGATGGCTACAAAGTCGTCTTTGGTAAAAATGGCACCGCATACAAACTATAAGGCACCTTCATGGCCGAAGTAACAACGATTGAAAAAGCACTAGCCACGCATCAAGACATGCTAATTGGTGTAGGTACCACGGCACAAGTGCGCCAAGGTGCTAATGTGCAGGTAGCTAAGATTGGGCTTAACTGGCTGCTTGCTGATGTAGCGCAGATGGTAGCGTTAAGTGCCGCTTACTCGCATGTAGCTATTGTAGCTGGTACGTCTGCGCCTGTCGAGTACATTTACGATGCTGCATCCACAGCCGTTGAGGACGGTGTTAATGTTATAACACCAGCACATGGTGTTGGTAACTGGGTGCTAGTCCCAGCAGCGACCGGTGGAGGCCAAGGGGTCTACCTTCGGGCGACAGTGGCGGATACCGTAGCGGATACCACTATCCCTGTAGGTGCTTTGGTGCAGACTACGGCTTACGCAGCGGCTTCGGCTACAGCCACTAAAGGGGCTTGTTTGTACGTCAAAGTAGCAGGCCAGATCCCAGCCGCCGATGGTGGCAGGGTGCTTTACACGGCTGATGGCAACCACTTAGATGCGCAGTTTACGCAGACCCCGACTGTGGCACAGTACGGAGCTATTGGTGACGGGGTGGCCAACGACACAGCCGCGATCATAGCAGCTATAGCAGCAGAACCCGAGGTGCATTGTGAGGCAGGTATTTATATATGCACTTCAACGCTGGCAGTGATTGCGAACAAGCGAATTACAGGGTCAGACGCGACCATCCTTACTTCGGCCTTGTACGGCATTGCAGTTGCAGCTGATGGGTTTCCGGCTGGTGTGCAAGGCTTGACGATTAAGGCTAACGGTGTACAGGCTAATTCGGTAGGTTTAATCTGCACAGGTTCCGATGTTGTTGTGGCTGATTGCACTATTAGAGGTTTCAGTACCAATCTGTATTCAAAGGCAGGAGGTGCAGATTATTCTAATGTCACTTGTGGCGATGCAGCTAATGGTGCTGTCGCTAACATAGGTACTAAGGCTGTTGTTGTGGACGGTGCCGCTGTAGTCTCCTTTAGTAACCTTACTATTGGCGGTGTGTTGGCCGCAGGCAATTTCTTAAACCCTAGGCACCCAGCCGAAACAGCTATTAGTTTTACCGGCTTAACCAGTGTGTCCCATATCACAATCACAGATTCAGATCTGACGGACTTAAACGGTACGGCTACTACCACATTCGAGTACCTAGCCGGTACCGACAACCGCGCCTCCGTAAACGTGTCTAACACCCTCATCCCTGTTAGTGGGGCAACGTGGGATACACCTACGGCTGGCAATGTGAACCCCTCCATGCGCTTTGATGCTTGTACGTTTGTGGGGGCGGAGCTGGACGTGCTTACCACCAGTGGGCGAACAGGTGTGGTAGCTGGCTTGTTCGACTTCTACAATTGCATATTTAAGGGCCCTTACGCTGTGACTTTCACATTGTGGTCGGGGTCGGCTGTAGGTTGCCAGTTCCTTAGTGGCGGCGCACCCGTACTTATCAACACGGCGGCAACCACCAGCGGCCATATTACGGGCTGCCACTTCAACACAGATCTATACATCGCAGGCACGACAACAGGTGCGCTAACAATCGCAGCTAACCGTTTCCAAGGCGCACACAGAGTAATCATGGCCGCGCCAACCACTAGCGCAACCGTGGTAGGTAACACCAGTGATACTAACACATCTAACCAGCTATCACAAGCGCGTATAAGCGAGAACTACCTTAGCGTAGGTGAGGGTATCGCCAACACTACGTTGACCTTCGAGGGTACCGCCTCCGCTACAGGTACCGCAACTGTCGTCCACGGCGTATCGCAGGTGCAGGCCAAGATATTAGCTACTGCTGTCTACTCCAGTCTAAGTGGCGTATTCGCTGTGGGTGTTGTGGGCGCGATAACAGACGCAAACATAGCTTGTTCTGGGTTAGTAGCTAACGGACTATACCGGCTCACGCTACAAATTTCTAATGAGGTATTGGCAGGGTGGTAAGGATGAGTAAACAAGACGAGAGGATTTTCGAATTGGAACTGCGACGAAAGTATGACGGTGCGGCGATGGACAATCTAAAAAAATCAATCGACAACACAGGAAAAGATATAGCAGACCTTAAGCAATCCCTACACACGTTGGCGCGTGACCTTGAGGAACACCACAAAGATCAACTGGACACAAAGAAATTGCTGTCAGACGTTATCAACCCAGCAGTTAAGGATCTAGCGAGGCTTAAAACTAAGGGGACTGGCTTTGTGTTAGGGCTAACGCTGGCTGGAATTGGCAGTGGTGCTAGTGCCACTGCCTTGTTGAAGTTAATGGGCTAAGGTAGCCATTTGCCGCTTGAAGTGGGCGTACCCATGCGCCACAAGGGACAAACCTTTGTTCTTGGCTACTTTAGCTAAGAACACTTTCTGCAAGCCGCTTGAAACGCCCCCAACTTCTTTCTTCATCTCCACGGCTAAGAACCGGCCATCAGGTGTACAAGCCACCAAGTCGGCTACACCAGCTTTACTGGCAGCAACTACCCGTACAACCACATAACCTCGTGCCTCCAACCAGCGCACCACGGCGGTCTGTTCCTCTGTCTCCGTCTTCATTTATCATCCCGAAAGCATTTAAATCGTGGCAGAAACAGGCTAGATCTACCTGTCACCTTATCGCAAGTGACTGTATTGTATAGTACCTCAACGGTACGGCCTCTAAAATAGCTGGGTGGCTTCGCTCTAAGTTCCTCCGTCAAACCAGAGACAGCGACAGAAACGTAAGTGTCGTTATCGACAAAGCCAGAGCAGACCAACGCACCAATCATACCAGCATACTTACCTGTACCCTCGGTGCAGCCTAGACAGTTTAGATCCGCTGATACCGTCTCTTTCATTTTAGCCCAATCACCTGTTCGCTTGAACGAATACAGGTGCTTAGGCTGTTTCAGGATCAGCCCTTCCATACCTCTGTCGATGTGTGCAGCATACACTCGGTTGATGTCTGCGACCGTATAGCAGGTGGTGACGGTACTTAACTGTACCGCGTTGTGGTTTATCTGTTCGACCACCTTAGCTGCTGCCCTACGGCGGGTAAGGTACTCTAAGGAGCAGCTACCAAGCTGCCAAGCTGCCAGTGGCAGGTGGTCGAACACTTTAAACACCAACCCAGCACCTTCGGTATCGGCGTTACCGTGTAAAGCTTTTGTGACGATCCCTGACACAGTTGTACGATCAGATGTAGACCCTTCAGCCATTACCAGCTCTCCATCCACTACACACGGAGCTATCTGTGTCTCGAACAAATCAGAGATAGCAGGCAGAAATACCTGTTTACCGTTACGGGTAAACATCTTAACACCCAGAGTATTTACAACCACAATCAGCCGCACTCCGTCATACTTTGTTTCAGCGCAGACAGGCAGCTTTATTTTAGCTAAGGGAACTACTTTAGCTAACTGCACGTCGAATGTAGGGATAGGTGCTGGTAAGCCTATCGCGCACCACGCGGCGTTAATACCTTTGGTACCTAGCCCGATGCGTAAATCTTTACGGATGATAAACGCAAGCAGCGGGTTTCTTTCGATACCGCTAGCTACTGCTTTGGCAGCAGCACCACCGCTAAGTCTGCGCTGCGCTAGGTCAATGAGCAGGTTGTGGTCTTCGGGACTTAGGCAGGTACAGCCGTCAAACGTGTCTAGTGCCTCCGGCTTGACCCCATACACATAGTCCTTACCGTATGTGTAGTGCATGATGTCAGTCATAGCGGAAGCGGCATCAGCCGTCAGCAGCTTTTTCTTAGCTGCTCCTTTAGCTTGTTGCAACGAGGTAAGTAATTTAGCTAGTGATCTCATAGTATATGCTCCTCAAACGTCGAATCTACGAAGTTTCTTTTGTTGGTACTTACAGTGGTGTAAACCTGCTCTGACACAGCACCTCTGGTGAGTAGATAGTGGACATTGATTGCCTTATCTCTATCGAACCCTGCTTGTCTAGCCCTCCGCTGGACATACTTTGCAGTAGACCAGTCCATACTGTAGACTATGCAGGTATCAATATGACTAAGTTCTACGCCTTCGGCATAAGCCGTGCCTTGTAATATCTGCGCGTACTTGAAGTGGCTTTTAAGCTTAAGCAACTCTGCCTTGTACTGATAGAAGATTACCATTTGTTCAGTGTCACCCCAAGTGCGCTTAATATACTCGACCTTCTCGGTGTTGTCTAACACTAAATACGCTACTGTTAGCATAGCCTCGTCTACAGTGCTTGTCTCAACGTGGCAGTGCTGCACATTACCTAGTGCGGAATCAATAGCACCTTGTGCTATGTTGCCCCCAATGAATGACCACTTCATTACGCCACCTTCCAGCATGTGCAACGTGGCTCTGAGTTTCATAGAGCTGTCAGCTAAAAATGACTCCTCTAACGGTTCGGCCTCTAGCAGCTTGTCCCGCATGAGCCTGTTATACCGCTCCCGTGTATCAGCAGCTAACTCTACGAAGTGTACCGTGTCGTTAGGCTCATGGGGAAAGCCTAAGCTAGCCCTTGTGCGTGTGACAAATAGGTGATCTACACCTACCCTGCAAGCGTCATCCTGCATCTCTGTGTACACATTCAGCGTCTTACCATGCACCTGTATTGTCTTTGGTTTGCCGTAAGCACGGAACCAAGCGTAGAACGTGCTGAACTTCCGCCACGGGGAGAACGAACTTACCTGTAGCTGGTGGAACAGTTGGTGATACCCTTGTGCGTGAGGTGTGGCTGAAACGTAAATCAAAGGCAACTTAGTTGCCAGCACCCTAACTGCCTTCTGGGTTTTAGAAGGCTTCGGCATTGCTGTAAGGTAGGCATGAGCTTCGTCTAATATGATTAGATCCGGCTTCTGTGCCACCTTGTGCAACATCTGGTATGTTGTCACCTCATAGTTTTTGTTGTGGGCAAAGGCAGCTAAGGTCTCCTCCCAGCCTACCACTGCTTTACGCTTTGTCAGCACTAAAACATTAGCTATATTTTTGCACCGCTCCGCTATGATGATGGCAGTTATAGTCTTACCCACCCGCTCTTGGGCGGATAGGTAGGTGAGGCCGTACTTGCTCAGGATGTCAAACCCCTGATCGGCCATATCGAGTTGGTAATCTCTAGCTTCCATCAATCCCACCCCTTACGGAAACCGCACTCTTTATAGAAAGCACAGTATTTCTCACTGCACAGGTAATGCTTAGGGTTGCCGCTGAATACCAGCTTTGGGTCTAAGCCCTCAAACACAGCATTTGCTCTGGCGATTAGGCTCTTTAACGTGACTTTCGTAAACGCCATGCGCTCGTCGGCTCTGGTTGGGTCAAGCTCAAGGATCATACCGTCAACGCCGGTCTTTCTAAGCACAACTCCGTGGATTAGGTTTTGTTTGACCGTAACCCCGTTAGCCTCAACCAGCATTTTGTAGGTGGTCTGCTGTAAATCGTAGTTACCTAATACCGGTTTACGCTGTGATGTCTTAACGTCCGCAATCACAGCACCCGCACGGTAATCCAGTGTACCGCTGATCGCTTTAATGACAGGGCTATTAGGAACGCGGACTGTGTAGCGCACCTCCACATCATCGGGGATCGTGGCGTATGGCGCGATGTCCTCTAGGTAGGAGGCTACACCAGCCTCTACTTCCCGCTGCGCCCCTCCAACAGACTCAAAATCTTCTAGCACCACACCTTCGGCTGCTTTGGTGTACTCTATTTGAGCAGCACCTACATATTCAGCTAAACCCGTCCCTACCTCCCGCGTCTGTTGCGCCTCTTTCCACAGTCGCTCAACACCTGCATGGATGGCCGTACCGATGGCCGCACGGTTGGAGGGGATCGAATTGCGCCCTAGCATGTAGGTGTTAAACCACTGCCACCCGCAACTTAGGGAGTTGGCGATAGAGCTAGGGCGAATAATCATATTCTCGTTAATCTGATAGTCCACCAACTTATTCATTAGCAGTCACCATAAGCTCTACCGCCTCTTTCAGTGAGTCCAGCGAGGCTCTTGTGTAGTCAAACGTCAGGAATGCAGGTTGCGAACCCATAATAGGGTTCTCGATAGCCTGTAAGTGCAGGTTAAGATCCTTGTACGCCTCATAGAGTGCCGCTTTATGTCGCTGCACTTGCTGTACATGCGCCTCGGTATCATGTGCTTTAACGATGTGTGTAGACATATCAAGCACCAAAGACTTAGGTGGCATACACATTACCAGCACAATGTTATTAGTTACGAGAAGCGACTCAACTAATACAGCAGATCGGTGTAGCTCGGTCTCGTCTAAACCGTTCAGCACACACTCATAGATAGGGTGTGATATTAGGCGTGTCCGGTCAAGCACAACAGCCTGACCTAGCATACCCAGTTGGTCGGCGTATACATCGCGGGTATGCGCAACAGCCGCCCCTCCGTGCTGGTATTTGTAACCTAGGTGTTCTGCCACTGCTTTAGCTGCTGTGGTTTTGCCACTGTTGTCGCAGCCTTCAAAAATTACTAACGTACTCATATTATTCTCCGTGTTACTCAAATGTGATCTGTTGGTCGAACTGCCCGTTCTCGATGTCGCCCCAATTAGTGCCGATGAACACATCAACAGGCATCGGTAGGTCAGTGACTTTGGCGTTACTGATTACCTGAAACCACGCTTTCTGCATACACTCCCCTATAATAGTAGCCGCCTGTACTGCTTGGTCTCTAGGTACGACCGCTATATAGGAGTCATGGATAAAATTAGCTATGTTGTCCGTGATACCTGCCTTGTTCATGTAGTGCAGGGCTAACTTAGCTACCTCTGCGCCGGAGCCTTGGTTCTCGATGTTTAGCTGGTCGGTCATGCGGTCGCCCATATATTCGCGGCCTAGCAGGGTGCTACCCAGTCTTTTAGCTCTAAAATCGCGGATTCCTTGCTGTTGCCAAGCCGTCACACCGCTGTATAGGTGGTGCCATTTACGTTTATTGTTACGCAGCTCTGCCTCTGGTACAACCAAACCGGCTTGCTTAAGCAGGATAGCCCCTAACATCCCAGCCCCACCGCCATACAGTAGGTTAAAGTTGCAACCTTTAGCGATTGTGCGGGATCTGCTTGTGCGTTCCGCACCTCTACTAACTACAGACTCGTCCGTTACTGCGTGGATGTCCTCGTTGACGCGGTACGCAGCCACCATCTTTGGGTCGCCTGTGATGGCTGCGATACAGCGCAGCTCTAGCTGGCTGTAATCACTGTAGATCAACACCATACCGCTTTCAGCAGATACCCCGAACAAGCCTTTCAGTGCGCGGGGTATCTGCTGTAAATTATCCTCCTTACAAGAGAACCGTCCCGACCGCGTGGAGGGGCTGAACACACCGTGGATGCGTCCGTCTACCGTGTTGCGTGAGTATTTCTTAGCTGTGCTGATCTGCTTGGCCACCTGCTTGTACCGAATAATATCCGCCACCATATCGTTACCTTCGGCAGCCAAACCAGCCAAGAAAAGGCCGTCAGATTGGTCAGTGCCAAGCAACTCACGCACTTGCTTGTAGCTATTAGGGTTTAAACCCTCCGGTAGACGGGCTTTAAGCGAGGCCACTTCAACATCAGCTACTTTAATAAAGGCGGTGGCTTTCTCTGTGTCGAAAGGCATTCCCACAAGCTGCATTTTCAAGGCCGCTTGTAGGGATAACATATCTAGCTTGTACGCTACTGTATCAACGTGGCTTTTAACACCCTCGTAGACCTCTGGCATATAATAGACATCGGTCGCGGCGTACACTAACTGCTCGTCTGACAGGCTCGCTGTCCATTTACTCTTCTGTAGCGTCTTTTTATCTAAGCCTTGTGCAGTGTACGGGTCATCCCCTAAGACGTAGGCCATAACTTTGTCTAGGCTGTATGCACCTAGCCGTGGTAGCGCAAGGCGCGATAGATAGAACGTGTCGTCAAACTTACTAACGTCTAACGTCACGCCACTTTGACGCTGAATCGTGGAAACCTCGTAACTTGCGTTGTGGCACACTACGCGGGTTTGTTCGCACACACGCGCCAGCATTGCCGCCAGTGCTTCGGCGTTAGGCTTTAACACCATACGGACAACGGGATGGCCTTCTTGGTAGAATTGAGCCAGCATTATGGCACCGTAGAACCCATCGGTCTCTACATCAAAATATACCAACTTGGCGGGGTTGAGCGAGGCTTCGATATTATCGAGTGTACCAATAATATAAGGGGTGGTCTTAATTACAGACATAGTATTTAATCCTTCGAGTAGTTTAAAGACTGCCCACACATTGCGTATAGGCAGTCTATCGTGTTACAGGTCTACGGTAGGTGCTGATCCGTGGCCATCATCAGCGGGTAGTGCTGGCTCCGGCTTACCGCTAGTAGGTTCTTCCACCAACTCTGGCTCTATGCCCTCAAAATCACCTTCGGCCTCTGCCAGCGCAGAAGGTGCCTCAACTTGTGATGCGGCATAAGGTTTAAACTTAGCCAGTTGAATGCCTTTTAGGTAGAGACTTACACCACAGTTCGCTACTGCTTTGGTTTTGTCGTCGTAAATTGTGTAAACTTTCAGGGTACCTAGCAATAAGCCTCGGCTCCCGTTACCAATCTGCTGTGCGCCTAAACTTACTTTAGCTCCCTTAGCGTTGAATACTGCTACAGCTTGGATCTCGCCCTTGGCGTTGAATTTGCGTGTTGTAGAACTGAACTGCGTGTACTCGGTATCCTCGTACACTGGGTCGCCGTTCTCGTCCTCCTCGTCCGTTTTCAACCGTTTAGTGCGGAAGGGGAGCTTAGGGTTCTTCGCGCCTTGCGCTTTATTCTCCTTCCACTCGTGACGAATGGCGGCAATCAGCTCCTTACATTCGGGGCTGTCGGTCAGTAGCTCTAAGGTAGCTTTAAACTTGACTGCACTGTTGAGGTAAGAAGCCCCATCGGTGATGTCAACCCAAGCAAGATCGCCAATAGGAGTTTTAATATCTGTGCCGTATTTAGCCATAATATGTGTAGCCTTTTGTAGTTGAGTTAGCACCTTAGCTAAGGTGTGTGTCGAATTATACAGCTTTTATAGTTGGCTGCAACAGCTAATTCACACTTCGTCAAAATCACCGCTGATTGCTATCAGCCGTTGCTCATCCCGATACCAATTCTGTAGCTGTGGTATCGTGTATTTAAACGATTTAGCCCCTTTGTGTGTCGTGGCACTCTTGGCAAAGGCGATAAAAGCTTTTGACAGTCCTCGCTTTGTACCTGCATCATCGGTGAGTTCAAGGTACAGCTCTAGTAGATCATGCTCATAGACGATACCTAGGTCGGCATACTTTAATATACCTGTGTAACCATACAAAGTAGCCTCTGCCTGAAACTCGGTGAACATGCCGTGGTGTAGCAGGTACGCCATGCGCTGACCGGCTGAATACATAGACGCTAACAGTAACCGTTTTTCCTGTGTTGCTGGTGGCTCCATGTACTCGTCGAGTGTTAGTTCGTCCACCTGTGTTGCCAGCCAGTAACAAAAATCTACTGTCTCTGATTCCATAGCCGCCATGACCGTTGCCAAACCTCCCGCCTCCGCAACCCACTCTGCCTCACCTAGTTTGTTAGGTGTGTTGCAGTACGCCACGCGCCTGTCGTCATGGTCAAACGTGAGGGGGTTTTTGTTCGCGGTCATAATGAATGTGACGTTGTGATTGTAACTAAACGAATCTGTACGCATAAGGCGCACATCAATGGATTGTTTACCCGTGTATGCCTTGAGTTTACCTAATGCCAGCTCCTTATCCTCGTAGCGCGTGAGTTGGTTGCCGTACTCGTCAAGTTGGACAAAGTAGGTATCAAGCATATAGCCGTTGTACACCTCCAAAAACCCCTTAGCTGATGGGGCAGACGTAGATGCCTCTCCCATGATGCGTTGGATCAACTTAAAGAGCGTGTCTTTACCCGACCCCGATGCACCTATTAAATAGATAACAACTGGAGAATATTCAAAGCGGCTAAATTTACGTTTTAGGAACCCTAAAATATACCGGCGCATGGTGGGGCAGGGGATCAAGGTCTCTAGGTACTTGATCGTATTGTGTGGGCGGCTGTACCTGCTGGCATATACTGTAGGGTTACGCAGCACTGACAGTGCCGGTGTCGGGTTGAACGTATTAAACGCAACATCCTCTGCGCCGAAAAATCCGTAGTCCCGTGACGGGTCTGCACCTACATCGACCAAAGGCAACGCCAACTTTACAGCAGGCTTTTTAGGCGTGGATAATGCAATAGACTCTATATGCTGGTACATAACATCAAACCGGTCAAATTTGATGTGTTTAGCGGCTACTGGGTTGATGAGGTAATACAGCATTCGGGCAGGATCGTAGAATGCCTCAATCAACTCCTTGCGTTTTGTAACTAACGATAGGCGGGAGCTTTGCCACGCCTCATCATACTGCCAGATCACTACGCCATCCGCGTTGCTACGCGCCTCAACCATAGGGTCAGTAATCGTGGCCTCGAATTGCCGCGTGGCCATAGGCGTAGAAAATGAGCTATTAACGAAACTCATAGCCTGCAAATACAGCTCTTCGTCGATGCTACAATCAGCCCCTAAAATAGCAGAGACCTTGCTTAAATACTCGCTACCCCGCCCCTCTGGTACATCGTCGGGGTGCAACCAGCCATTGGCAACATAGGTAGGTAGATCACGAAAATCTTTGGGTGTAATGACCTTAAACAGCGGCTTGTTAAGCTGCTGCGTCAGAACCATGTTCTGCACCTGTGGCTGTAGATGCAGTGTCCAAGTTTTCGTGGCCTGTGTTAGCATTGACGCTGTAGACTGCGTAGGTTTCAATGCCAACACCAACGCCTTCACAGCAGACGGCATGGGTTTCAGCAGATCCAGAGTCTCTGCTGTGAGTGGCACTTTTGTCTTGTTAGCTGAGGTCGCGGCATAGATAAACCCATTATCAGCGTAGTAATCTAACTGCACGGCACTGTCTGCCCGTTTATACGTTGTCGCTACGTCCTGCTCATACTGGTACAGTATCGTGAGAGAGTCGATAGGCTCTCCGGCTGCGTCCATCTTGCCTACACCTGCAAACACAACAGGGTAATCAGGGTCTAGTGACCTAAACAGGTTAGATACTACTGTGCTGTCGCAGTCTATCGCAACAAACCCGCTATGAATGCCTGTGAGGAGGCCGCCTAGTACGCTGTCTTTAGTAGACCGCTCACGGGAATGGCGTTCTCTCCAATTAGCCTGAAATACAGGTATTGATTTTTTGCCTTTTGCATCGCGGACAAGCTGCCCTTCCAGCGGAACCGTCCAGTACCCTCTATCAATAAACGGCTGTAATGACTCAATCATCTAATCGTACCCCCCTTGTACCCATCTAGTTTGTACTCGTGAATAGGTGTGTTGTTAACCAGCAATTTAACATCGCTGGCTCTATCACTGGGAGTCGGTAGCAAACGCTCTCGACAGACTCCCAGCCTGTAGTTGTCAGACTCGCTACGATAGCGCATAGGTGGCCTACATCCCTTTGAGAGATCCACCAGCCATCATGCGCCTGAGTAGGCTCATTCCTGTGGAATGTGATTAAACCTGTGCGGTTATCTAATGCAACGTAGCTATACTGCTTTAGTGCATCCTCTGGGTTGCTGCATACCTTAATAATCTGTACTCGTCTGCTCGTCATGACCATCTCCTGTGTGTGAGGAGCCAGTGTACAGGGTAGGGTGAGATTGTGCATTAGTTTATTAGCAGCGCAGCTTGTGAAATATAGCTAGACAAGGGTTGCGCACACTACTATAATGAGGCCATGTCACAACATGTGGCTAACCACTAACTCTCAATGGAGAATATATACATGGCTCAAATTTTACAACGCTTCGTGCTGATCAATGACGCACTACAAGCAGCAGCCGAAGTTGGCGCGTCCGTTGCTGAAGTGTACCCAGCATTGTTGACTATGATGCAAGCACAGCGCAGTAACAGCACTACTGTACTGCGTAACGCGGATAAGGTTATCACCCACATTCGGTGCGCGTACCACAAACGATATGAGCCTGTTGCTCCTCTCGGTACCTCTGATGAAGACATTGCAGCCCTTGGTTTGGTGAAGTTCGGGCGTAAAGCAACCTCTGCCCACGGTTACGCCCATGCGTGTGCGGAAGGTATCAATCAGCAGGCTACCCAGAAGCGCACTTCGAAACGCGAACTTGCCTCCATCATGGATGGCATCCTAGATGGCTCTATCGACCGTGCGGATGGTAGTTTAATGCGAACCAACAGTTTAGCAGTAGCCGCTATTATCATTGATCGCGCTGACGGTGCAGGCTACGAAGATGCCGAAGACGCGAAAGCCACTTGGGATGGGGTGGCCTTCGAAGACCCCGAATACCGCGAAGAAGACTAAGCACACCACCAAAACCAACAAAGCCCTCTAATACGAGGGCTTTTTTATTATAGGCGTTAACTAAATGAATCATGCAGAGTACGATGCTGCGTATGAGATACTGACCACCTTATTACCCATGCAGGATGAGCTGAACCAAAAAACCCAAGATACCTTAGACGCAGATAAACCTTGGCGCAGTGTTAACCGGCCTTGGGCGCGGTACTTGTATATGGAGGCGGCGGAATTAGCTGAGGCTCTAGGCGGCTGCCACTGGAAAACGGCTCCCGACATCAGCGTAATACAGATACAACTAGAGCTAGTGGATCTGCTCCACTTTAGCTTGTCCTATCACATGCAGTGTGATGATAACCTAGAGAAAGTGCTGGCGCGTGATGTAGGTGACTTGACGGGATTGACGGCCTTGCAGCTATGTGATGTGTTGGTGTGTGTTAACAGTATGGGGCAATCTGGTTTAGCGGTTATATTAGCATTAGCTAAAAAGTTGGGGCTAACTATGTTAGCACTAGGGCGTTTATTCACAGCTAAGAACGCCTTAAATGAACACAGACAGGCAGGTGGCTACTCAAAAGGTGAGTACAAGCGAATCAACGGTGGTTTTGATGATAACCAAACCCTTGAGCGGGTGCTGGCCACAGACGGGCTGCCACCAGACCTTCGAGAGTTCCGTACCGAGATTTTAAGCCGACTAGCCGACAAAGCCCCAAGCAACTTATAAGGCTCACCTACTTTTGTAACCGGCTCACCCGCGTTTTTTATACCCCTTCGGACGTGCTGGTGGGCAGCTCGTTTTGTTACCCCACTTTTCGCCTTGCCAAAAAGATTTAGGCGGCCAACCCCAATTTTGTATCCGCAAAAAGATTTAGGCGGCCAACCCCAATTTTGTATCCGCAAAAAGCTTTAGGCGGCCAACCCCAATTTTGTATCCGCAAAAAGATTTAGGCGGCCAACCCCAATTTTGTATCCGCAAAAAGCTTTAGGCGGCCATCTCAAATTTTTGCTAGTATAAGAGGTGTATGGCGCGTGTCATGGATCTGCTATGGATCTGCTATGGATCTGCTATGGATCTGCTATGGGTCAGGCTACCCACGACAGCGATTTTTCCGCATTCGTGACAGACTCCGCTTAGTAGGGTTTGCGGCTACCCACTGAATCAGAGAGTCCCGACACACCACCAGCCCCGTGCGGTGGTCGAAAATGCGTACTGCGTAGCGGTGTAAATCACCCCGCCACAGTGGGCTGGTGCTATCCAACACCGTGCAGACCTCCCGCCATGTGCGGCAGTGCGCTTGCGGTCTATAGGGGGTGTAATAAAAATCCCCTTCGGCGTACCCTACCCCTGCCTGCTGCTCTATAGTGTAACTCATCTATTTGCTCGCTCTGTTGTGTGTGTGCGGTCAGTATAAACAGGTTAGCTAATGACCGCAAGCACTAAATCCCGTTTAAACGGGACTCAATGCTTCTATCTACGGCTGAGGTCTCCTTGTAGCCTAGGCTTCATGCGCCCACGGGAGGGTTTTTTTAGTCATTTTAGTCATGTGTGTATCAGGGTTTTCGGTCTCCCAGTCTGTGATATTCTCGCGGAACACCACAAGCCCTGTGCGGTGGTCGGTAATGCGGAAATCGTAGCCGTACCATAGGGGGCTACTACTCTGGTCTAGTTCATGGCAGACTGATAACCACGTACGGAACTGCGTTTGTGGCCTATAAGGTGCATAGTAGGGGCGGCCATCGTTTGTACTGCCGTCGTGTTGCTCTATAGTGTAGCTCATGTTAGTTGCTCGCTCGCTCTGTTGTGTGAATGGTCATTATAACAGGTTGGTTAGCGTGTGCAACCGCTAACTAGCCTGTTTTAGCCATTTTGTGTGAATGGTGGTGGTGGCTACTTGCAGGCTGCCCACGGGAGGGTTTTTTTCCTCATTTGCCTGCACGTTTTTGGGTAGTTGGCCGCTACCCACAGACTCACGGAGGATTGGGAGACCACCAGCCCCGTGCGGTTGTCGCAGATCCTAAATTCGCGGCCATACCATAGGGGGCTACTACTGCATAAAGCGGCGCAGACCTCCAGCCATGTGCGGTATGTTGCAAAATGGACGTATGAGGCGGCGCATTTTTCGCAACGGGGGTGGCCGTTTTGTTGCTGAATTGTGTAACTCATCTATTTGCTCGCTCTGTAGGTGGTGGGGTCAGTCCACGGAAGGGATTTTTTCGGCATCCGCCCCACGCGGCGGTATGGGTAGCCTATGTTAATCCACTCTACAACGTCTGCTCGCATTACTACCAACCCAGTGCGGTTGTCGAGGATTCGGAATCTAGAGCCGCACCAGATGAGGCTATCGCTAACACTCAGGGCGCGGCATACCTCCCGCCATGTGCTATATCGGCTATAATGCGTGTAGTAATCCCCGCCCAATTTCTCTACCGTGTACCTCATCTATTTGCTCGCTCCGTGGCTAGTGATTAAAGTTAATCGTTAAAGAAGCAAAAATGGGGCTTTTCCTGTGCCTGCATACGCAAGGCAGTAATGGCCTTTCTTGGGTTTTTGATATAGAACGTGCGCGTGTGCGCCTCATATTTTGCGCTACCATAACAGATTTCAGTACATCTATTCCCTGAAATCAATACCCGTCTGGGAGCATCTTGGGGTAAATAGGTATCGAGGGTTGCGGTTAACGGCGCGGGCTGCTTAGCTACACGGGCTGCTTTCTGTTTTCTGTTTTTTCGCATATTGCTCATGGTAAAAATCCTTTGCCCCCATAAGGGGCGTGTGTGAATGGTTAGTTACTTGCAGGCTACCCACGGGAGGGCTGCGGCCTGTACCTGCCGCAAATGTGGTAGCACTGGTGGGGAGCCTGCCTCTATAGCATGCCCCTGAATGCACAGCTCGGTTAGGTTCCGATTGTCGGTAATGCGAAAATTAGATCCATCCCAGAGCAGGCTATTGACGCGCTCCAGCTCCGTGCAGACCGCCGACCATGTTCGATAGGTAGAAAAATAAGTGTAAGAGGGGGTTCCATCGGGGCGCAGGCTACCGTTCTGCCTCTGGATAGTGTAGCTCATTTTTATTACTCCGTTGTTGTTAGTGTGTGGGTCATTATAAACAGGTTAGTTAGTGACTGCAAGCACTAACTAACTATTATTTTGCTTATGGTCGGCGTTCCGCCTTTACTAACTTAAATAGATCCCATAAGCCGCGCATTACATCGAGGACAAATAGCATTTTTATTACTCCGTTATTGTTAGTGTGAACGGGCAGGGTAACACGTTAGCTAACGATTACAAGCGTTAGCTAACGCTAGGTCAGGGGTTTTTGCCCCTCCGCTAGTGGCCATAATAGGTACAGATTGCACGAATTACAGATCTTGAGCCGCTGAGATCTTAACAGCGTAAAACCGGTTGAGCCACAGACGCACGTTTTAGTGCTGTACCCCATCGGCTGCGCTAGTTGGTAGTGTCTAGCTAGGGGCTGCACGTTAGCTATAACAAAAATATTATTGTCCTCATCCTGCACACGCTGGAGCAGCGGCGCGTCTCGCAAGTGTGTTAGCAATTTAAACTGCATTTTCTGCTGCCTCATAGTTAGCGAGGGTGTACCAGCGGATCAGATTTTTGCAGACTGCTGTAATGTCTGCAATCCCGTCTAACTCTGCGTTGTCCTCGTCGTCATCCTCGTGGATGTCCCTCACCTCTGACAGCAGGTAAAGTAGCGGGACATCCCCCGCAAAAGCTGCCACTTCGAGGCGGCGTAGCAGCCGATACAGCAGGGGGCTAGCCCCGTCTGTTGTATCGGCGCGGTAGCCTCTGTTATAGGTTGGATAGTTACCCGATTTGTCCATTAACCACTGACCCCGTGTAATAACGGCGATTAAATCGCCATCGGGAATGTGTAGGGTCAAGCTGCGTTGCTGGTGGTGGCTCATTTTACTGGCTCCTTTTGTGCGGCGTGTGCCGTAAAACTACGGCGCAAGGCACCTAATTAAGCAGAATAAAAATCGTGTGCATTAGTTACAATTGCACCAGATTCTAACACCTCGCATTGATCAGAGCGCACGAGGTCTTCAAAACGCCCTCCCAATCTACGTTATGCTGGAGCCATGCGGGGACATCGTACCCAAGCAGCGAGCTACAGCAAGCTGCACATTCGGCGCGGCTACCTTGAAAAATCACAGCCTCCCCCAGCCGTCTCACTAGGTCGCCAGTGGCATCCACGCCGCCTATATCCACCAGCCAGGCTAATACTTCTAGTTCTGTATCATCCAGCCCTTCCCAGATCTCAACCCACGCGCAGAGATCCCGCGCGGTGGTCAGGCTAACGCCGCTCCGTTCAAGCAACCGCCATGCTGCCTCGTCATTCGTGGCATCGTGTGACGTAAACAGTACGACGCGGTCAGTAGCTACCGTTTTAGTTGCTGCGATGAGTTCGGCGGCTGTACCAATCAGGCCGCTATCTAAGTTTTTGAATTTAAGCATTGTCTGAAGCTCCGTTTGTGTGTGGTCTAGTATAAACAGGTTAATTACTGGCAGCAGATAACATACTGACCGCATTCTACGGCGGTTCCGTCAGGGGCGAAGTGCGCCCCGTAGCCGTCACAAGCAGCGTATTTTTGTTGCAGTTCTTCCAAAGCCCCTTCATGACCTAATATCAGTTCACCCAGTGCCTCAAACTGGCCGGCTTTTTGTATACCCTCGATGCACTCCGTGGATACATCGAGACAATCCGCCAGCAGCCACGGCATAAAACAGCCCAACATATCGGGATCATCGCTTAATTCGATTACTTGGATTGAATCAATAACGCCCTCATCTATGAAGCGCAGATCTGAAACCATAAAATCATGGCTCCCTTGAGCTAATTGTTGTTCTAGCTCTGCTAGCTCTGACACGCTCAGGTAGGAAAGGTCTACATCAGCGGCTTTAAACGCCTCTATTTGGTCGGCTACAAGTTGAGCAGTTTTAGCTATTTTGTGGTTCATTTTTTTGAAGCTCCGTTTGTGTGTGTGAATGGTCATTATAAACAGGTTAGTTAGTGACTGCAACAGCTATAATAGCTGTTGCAGCAGATTAATTACTGGCAGCAGATAACATACTGACCGCATTCAACGGCGGCTTTACCGTCAGGGGAAAAATGCGCCCCGTACCCTCTATGCCAAGTGTAGCTCCGTTGCAGCTCTTCTACTGCGTTGGGCTGGCCTAACAGCAGTTCACCGATACGGCGGAACTCGGCGGCGGCTTGTAGGCTCTCGATGTAGGCTAGGGGGTGGTTAAGTAGCCGCTGGACTAGAGTCCAAGGTGCGAAACTCCCTAGGTGATCTTGGTCGGCGCGTAATTCCTCGACCATTATCAAATCTATAAAATTCTGATCTATAAAGCGCAAATTTGAGATTGTAAAGTCGAACGTCCCCTTAGCTAAATGCACTTTTAGTTCTGATAGCTCTGTAGAGTTGAGTCCAGACAGATCAACACCAGCGGCGACGAGGTGATCAGTTGTAGTAGTAGCTGTAGTAGTGTGGCGCATTGTAACTCCGTGTTTGTGTGTGTTTGTGTGTTTGTGTGTGGGGTCTATTCTAAACAGGTTAGCTACTAGGCGCAAGCTATTTATTCATTTATTTATTTGTTTATTTGTCTATTTGTTTGTGGTGGTCTGTGGTGGTCTGTGGTGGTCTGTGGTGGTCTGTGGTGGTCTGTGGTGGTCTGTGGTGGTC